GAAGGCGGCTACGAGCGAAGGCGGGTTCGGCAATCGACCAAGGACCGGGGGGAGGGGCGAGAAAATCGGCCATCCCGACCGGACCGTGCGCCCCCAAACGCGCGAGATACCAGAGAATTAGGATTTTCAGCCCATGCGAGGAACGAAGCCTCATCTCGTCGTCGACAACGACGCCGTCACGCGCGCCCCAGCACCGCCTTCGTGGCTCTCGATCGACGCGAAAAAGGAGTGGCGCCGCGTCCTGCCGGTGCTGGTCAAGCGCAAGATCCTCACCGTTGCCGACCTCGGCAGCCTTGAGAACTACTGCGCGGCGATCGGCCAAGTGAGGGAGATGGAGCGCCACCTTCAGGAGCATGGGCACGTCGTCACGGTCGACAGCGTCATGAAGCGCAACCCGGCAGTGGGAATTCAGGCCGACGCAATGACGCGGGCGCGCCTGTTGGCGGCCGAACTCGGTCTGACGCCCGTCAGCCGCTCGCGTCCTGCCATCCGCGAAGATGGAGAAGACGATGACTTCGCCGGCATGGATCTCTGACGGCAGCGAGATTCCCGACCCCTTCGGTCACGGACAGCGCGCGGTCGACTTCCTGCGGCTGCTGAAGCACCCCAAGAGCAGGCTGCCCGGTCGCGCGTTCGATCTGCCGAAGTGGCAAGAGCGGATCGTGCGGCGCATCTACGGGCCGTGCCATCCCGACGGCCGCCGGGTCGTGCGCACGGTTGTCATGCTGCTGCCTCGAGGCAATCGCAAGACCAGCCTCGGCGCCGCGCTCGGCTTGCTACATACCATCGGGCCGGAGCGCATCCCCGGCGGTCAAGCGGTCTGCGCGGCGTCCGATAGAGAGCAGGCCCGCATCGCCTATGAGGAGGCGGCGGGCATTTGCCTTGCCGATCGTCGTATCTCAAGCAAGCTCCGCTTCGTCGATTCGCGGCACCGGTTCGAGCATCCGAAGAGTGGCACGCGGCTGCGCGCCATCTCCTGCGACGCGGCGCGCCAGCATGGCGGCACGCCCAACTTCGCCTTGGTCGACGAGCTGCACGCCTGGCCAAAACGCGACCTCTGGGACGTGCTGCGTACCGGCTTGGTCAAGACGCCGGGCACCCTCTGCGTCGTTATCACCACTGCCGGCCGCGGCCAGGAGAACGTTGCCTGGGACATCGTCGACTATGCCCGCAAGGTTGCCCGGGGCGAGGTTGATGATCCGGCGACACTGCCGATCCTGTTCGAGACCGCCGGCGATGCGGATTGGCGAGACGAAGCGGTGTGGCACGCGGCCAATCCCGGCCTCGCCTGCGGCTTTCCCGACATCGAGGGGCTGCGGCAACTGGCGCGCGAGGCACGCGAGCGGCCGGCCGATCGCGAGGCCTTCCGCCAGCTTCACCTGAATGTCTGGCTCGACCACAGCAGCGATCCCTTCGTCGAGATGCCGATCTATGACGAAGGCGCAGCGGCGGTCGACCTCGAAGAGATGAAGGGTGAACCGTGCTGGCTCGCGGTCGATCTGTCGAGCAACAGCGATCTCACCGTCGTGCTGGCAGCCTGGCGCGACGGCGACGATGGCTATGCGGTGCATCCGTGGTTCTTCTGCCCGGCCGACAACCTCCGGGCCCGGGCCGATCGCGACGGCGTCCCCTATCCACGATGGGCAGAGGATGGGCTGATCACGGCGACCCCGGGGAACGTCGTCGACTTCCGGGCTGTCGAGGACCGTATTCGCGAACTGTGCGACGAGTTCGACGTGCAGGAGATCGCCTTCGATCCTCACCTAGCGCGCAACATGCTCAACAATCTGCTCGAGGACGGTTTTCCTGCCGTCGAGATGCGCCAGGGCTGGGTCACGATGGCGCCGGCGGTGAAGGAGCTTGAGCGCGCCATCATCGGCCGGCGCTTTCGCCATGGTGGTCATCCGGTGCTGCGCTGGAATTTCCAGAACATCGCGATCGATCGCGACAAGGCCGGCAACATCTCGTTTCACAAGGGCAAGAGCCGGGACCGCATCGACGGCGCCGTTGCTGCCGCCATGGCAGTCAGCCGAGCCGCGGCGGGGGACGGCGGCCCTTCTATTTACGAAAGCGACGAGCGGGCCGAGGGCCTGCTGATCATCTGAGGAGGCAGAGCATGCATAGCGTCACGATCACCGGCCTTTCCCGTATTGCGAAGCCCAAGGCTAACGCAGGCGGCTCGATCATCCTGGCGTGGTTCAACGTAGAGGCGAACGGCTTCGCCCTGATCGACTGCGCCCTGGTGCGCACGCCGAAGAACGGGATCACCGTCTGGCCGCCGAAGCTCGAGGGGCCGGACAGCTTTCGTCGCAGCATCAGCTTCGCCGATTGCTCGCTGCGGCACGCCGTCATGGAGAAGGCCCGCGAAGCGTATCGGGCGATGGGCGGCACGGATGCCGAGTGGATACCGCGCGGGCCGGGCGGGAGCATCGTCCGCGTTTCCGTCGTGCGCCGAGATCCGCAGGACAGTGACGCCGACGGCCTGGCACGATTTCTCAGCGCGTGAAGCGCGCCCCGCGAAGGATGCGAGCGGATGCGAACAGGTCGCCGGGTTCCCACCATGCATGCATACGCGCGCGCACGGGTAAAACAGGTGGACCTGCTCGCATGTGCTCGCGCTGAACGCTTCGTGGGACGGCTGGTGACACCTTGGTGACACCGGGCTTTTTCGAGGGGAGGCGAATATCGCCTAAGCTCTTGATTTTGTTGGCGCGCCCGACACGATTCGAACGTGTGACCTTTGCCTTCGGAGGGCAACGCTCTATCCAGCTGAGCTACGGGCGCAAACCGTGCAGGCTGGATAGCCGATCCCAACGGCTTCGGCAATGCGGGATTTTGGATCGCGCGCCGTTCTTCGGAAGCAAAGGTCACCCGTTCGAATCGTGTCAGGCGTGGCGGGGCTGTGGCGGGATCCGGAGCCGTTCACGTGATAAGCTTGAGCACGAGTTGCATACTGGCTAGTCAGCGCCAGGGCCTTCCATTCGGCTATGAGGTGCGGAGACCTGGTCTCAAGCTAATGTGGCAGGTCCACGGCTTTCCCGTAGTCTGCCGGCATCGTGTAAGCCTTGAGTTCGTTGGCAATTGGTTGGTCGATCCGATTATCTCGCGCTCGCGCCTCGTCCGCAGCGATTTTGCCGGACAACCGCAGAATGCTTCGGATGCCTATGATTACTGATATCGCGCGGAGGGCAACAAACATCAGTCCGAACGTGATGCACGGCATGAAGAGCGATCCCGAACTCCACGTCGGCCACGCTGCCCAACCGGTGTCAATGACATGCCCCTGCCACTTAACGGCCTTCCCAACGATCACAATTCCGCACGTCACGAGCGAATACAGGAAGAGTCCGCCAAAAAGGGAGACCTGACGGTCGAGCGCGGATGTTAGGCGATCTAACGCAGCGACTGAGAACGCACCTGCTCGCAGCGCTGTCGCCGCCAGGACCATGGCAGGAATGAAAGACGCCATGATGATACCTAGCAGTGTGACGATCTCAGAAGCGACATCACCATAGAAATCAGAACGTGCGAAAACCGCCGCGCTAATGGCAGCGACGAGCGCGACGACCGTTTCCCATCCTTTGAACATCACCCAATCAACCCAGCGTCGCGGTATTTGGCGACAGCTTTTTCCAGGGCGCCCCAAGCGTCTCGACGATCCAGGACGTTCCCTCTCCGTTCTATGTAGTCGTCGACGCTCAATCTCTCAAGCACGCCTCGATTGTTTCGGGCGCCCTCGCCGTTGATGATCAGATCGTCCTCGACCACGTTTCGCAACAACGCCAAAACGTCTTGGCCTTCGACGCTGACTGCGGAACGGCCCGAGCGGAAGGTAACGTCTAGCTGAATCTTGACAGAGGCATTCTGTTCTTCGGCAATCCGCTCAATCATGGCTGTATCGAAATGTGCGGCCTTCAGGATCTGAAGGATGTCGGTCCTTGCCTCCTGAACGTCGGACGTGACTGATTCCGTTTTCTGAAACTCAAGCGCTGCGGCCTGCGTCTGCGGCGGCGCCAGGCGGATGGACTTCACTTTCTTTAGCGGCGTCGTATCTCCCACTAGAATCTGAGGAATGAGCTGTAGACGAGCATCTTTCGCGGTGTTCGTCCTGGTCGCAATGAGCCATCGAGCATATCGTTCGATCGCGGATGTCGCCAAGTCCTGTTCAATGGTTAGAACGTGATCATCCCGGATAAGAAAGAAGATCATCCCTCGCAAGAACTCGGC